CCCCCCCCCTCCCTTTACACCATTCCTATCAATTTACCTTAATTGTCAACTTCCCTTAACCCAAAAAGGCGAACTAACTGCTTACATTAGTTCGCCTTTAACCTTAACAATAATTATCGTTTCGTTATTTCATCATTTCTTTAAGCATTTTGTCGGTAATATTAGGAAATTTATTTTTCAATGCTCTCAATATCGTCTCTTCGCTAGCATTATCAATCACTTTTTGTTCCTTTTCTTCCTTACTCAACCCGTTTTTACCCTTTTGTGCTAGCAATTCTTTAACATTAATAATCATTACACCGTTTTTGATTGTAAACCTACTGTCAACTAACTCCTCTTCACCCTTGACCAGCTTTTTCAACTTTTCATCACTCAAGTTTCGAAGAAACGTGTTTTGCAAATAAACCGTTAAACTCTGTGCTTCGCTGCACAACTTACACAACGTATCAATATCTATTCCTTTTTGATTGCTTGCTTATCCTTATTGATTGCTTGCTTATCCTTATTGATTGCTTGCTTATCCTTATTGATTGCTTGCTTATCCATAATGTGTTTCCTTTCGTTATATTAAGTAATTGATATTGTACTATACAATATCCATCATATAACATAACAAAAGTACTTTATAGTTGTGTAAGATTTTCTTACATATCTACATTATATATCTTTATCTCATTTCTAACAATCTTAATCTTTTCTCAAGTACTATTGATTTTTTTTAAGTATCTTAAACTCTTTAGGATAATTTATATATGTTTCTTCCAGTCTTACTTTGTAAGCTTGCAATTCTTCCATTTTGTTTCCTTTTATGTTTATGTTAATAAACGTTTCGTTAGTTCACTTTATATGTATGCAATATGTATGCCAAAACCTGCAACTGGCACAAATTTTTATCCCACTAATCAAAACATTAAACTTACATCATGTAACACTAGCGCTAGTTGCACCATGTTGGTACAAGTGTATCACAATGATACAGCTATTGTATGTGCGATTATTGACCAGTGGTTAATAATCATCCGCACAACTTTCGACCAGTGGTTGATAATTAACCACTAGCCTACAGTACACTTTTATATAAACGCTAGTGTATATTTGTTCACTAATCTATACCTTATACTATACATATATACCCTAGTTCTTATCTCACAACTTTGGCATAGTATCTGCTACAGTGTATATAGTACACCACCCGCCCTAGGGGAAAAATGCAACTGTTCCGTAGTTTACTATCAATCTCACAAAAATTTTTCCTCCGAAAGTTGGTATACTATTTCTACGAAAAATAAAATTCTATTTTGCGGTAAATAGTAAATTAACAATATTGTCAAAATGAATGGAAGTCTAAATTTTACTTGACTTTGATGAATATGTTGTGTAAGTTATATATAATGAGACGAACGAAAAGCAAATTAACAATAAGGTTAAATGAGGTGTTCGTAGAACACTAAGGATTAACACTATGGGCAGGCATCCAACGAGTAGTAGGAAGTATGAGATTCAACATCTATGGGATAAGCACTTTGAGATAGCGAGACTCGCAGTCATGGGGTATCATCCAAGTGAGATAGCGCCAGTGGTGAACATGACCAAAGAACATATTAGCTCAGTGTTTAATTCAGATGTGTTTAAAGCTCATGTGGTAGCGTTGAGAAATTCTCGTGATGAAGGAGCTACCGATGTGAATAAGAGAATTATCGAGATGGCTCCTGTTGCGATGCAAAGACTGCGAGAGGTAGCAGAAGAGCCCCTGTTTATTGAGGATCCAGAGTTGGGAAAGATTGCTAACCCACATGCAAATGCACAACTAAGTGTTAAGGTAAGTCAGGACCTACTTGATCGAGCTGGTTATGGAGCTATAGAACGTAAAGAAACTATGAACTATCAAGTGAGTGATTTGATTAAATTAAAAGATGCTGCGATTGCAGCAGGGATAGAAAGTGGTCAGGTTGTGGTTGAGGATGCAGAAGTTGTGAGTGAAGAAACAATCCGTGAAGAGGACTGCGATCGGAGTCACGATAATCATGAAGAAGACAATACTATGAACGATACTAACTAATGCCTAAAGCTGCAAAGGGTGACATAGAACCAAGAACCCAGGTTCGAAAGAAAACATTATATGATACTAATATAGGCGATGGCAGTTATTATATAACACTAGCCAAGAATCAAGATTATATTTGTGCTACTACAGGAACTAGGTTTGATTCAAGTTATGATGTTTATTATAATCCTGACTATGATCATTTAACAATTCAGTATGCTAGTGATAATAGATTTAAGGTCGAGATAGAAGAAGTTTCAACTATAAACTCTATTGTGGAGGATACGTTTAATTATGAAAACTAAAAACTTTATTTTAAATACAAGTAGTGGACGTGGTTCACTTGTTTGTTTGGTGTTGATGTTGGTGTTAGTTCTCTTATGCCCAAGTGATGGGAGTTGTCAAATACTTGGCAACTCTTACACTTGGCAAGATACGATAGTAATTTCAGGGACTGCGATAGATACAAGTTGGAGTTCACGGATTCCTACACTGATTAATGCTGGAGATATTTTTGTTATCGACGATGGGAAGAAGTTACGTAGGGCAAAGTTCTGGACTGAGAAGAAGACTTCACAATATTAAGTAGTGCAGTAAATCTCTGATTTGAATCCAAACAAATGTTTTAATAATATCGTTAGATCTGTAAGAAAATCTTACACAACTAAAAGGTAATTTCGCTATGAAAAATAAAATATGGTTTATACTATGGATGGTGTTATCGTTGAGTTGGTTAGTTGCAGTCATGACACTACATGCACAAACTGTCAAAAAAGGTTCTCAAGCTAACACCTACAACATAACCAACTAGCAAACTTGCTCTCAAGTCTACCTATAATATTGCCTCTGACACGACTGTACTGAAAGCTTTCGATCCTCTCAACGGTCAAACTGTGTATGTGCCAGGAGATAGTTGGTATATGCTTGCAGATAGTATTTTTGATGAGACAAGTTCTAAGGTATTTTCTTCTACAACAGCTGGAAAACAATGGATAAGTGAAGATCTTGTTTTAAATGAGAACAGAAAAATATTTTATGTAAATCCTCTAATGACTCAAACTCAACTCCAAACTGTATTTAATTTAGCTTCTGCAGAATCAAAAAGTCAAGTTACTTTTATGGGAGGTAGCTATACCTTTAATGATAGTATTTATATAGATGGAACAAGTGATATAATTATAGAAGGAAATAATTCTACTGTTACTCTTGATACTTCGTATTTTATTATAACTACTAATGCAAGTTATAAAACTTTTTCAGACTTTGATTTTACTATGACAGAGGCAATGTTTGATGGGGAGATACTAAAAGACTCCTCTTGGGTTCTAATTAATGATAGTACAGATTTTGCTCCTTTGTCTAGAGGAGATGCTTTAGTACTTGCAGATTCTACGGAAGATATTTACTTTTCAAATCAACAATTTTATAGAGGAGATATATTATACTTCGATAGATTTAGTGTTGATGGAGCTCAACAAAAGATGCACTTTGAGAAACCCTCTCTTGTAGCTATAAATGTTAATAGTGATCTTTATGAAGATCTTCAAAAAGCTAACTTAGCAGAAAAAAGAGTTACAGTAAGAAATTTACAACTTTATAATACTCGATTACAGTTTAGTGGATTTGAGAATGTACTTATAGATAATGTACATATAGTTGGGCCTTTTACTGAAACTACTGCTCCTGGAGGACTTCCTATTGATACTATTAGAAGAGGCTTTTCTACTCATCAATGTAGATTTGTTTCCTTAATAAATTCATCTGCTGTAGATTGGGCATTAACAGCAGAAGGTTATGGTTTAATGGCTTACGCTTTTGATAAGCTCTATGTTAATAATTGTTTCTTTCGAAATTGTAGACACGCAATAACTACTATCTCATACGGACACGCATTATCTCATGATGCTTATGTAGGAAATTCTACTGCAATATCTACTATACCTAAAGATGAATTTAATGTTTCTTTGTTTGATACTCACCCTCAAACTTATAGTATGGTATATGAAAATTGTATTGCTCGTGGAGGTTATTCAAGTTTTAATGATAGATCAAAAAATGTAACTTTAATCAATTGTGAAGCTTATGATACTTATAGAGGATTGCGTGTAGCTATAACGAAAGATTCTACTCGAAACAATGTAATAGTAGATGGATTTAAAGTAAGAAATACTACAAGTGTGATAAAATTTGCTAATAATATAAATACAAAATTTGTAAGTTTATCGGGGTTAGAGGTTGATAATACTGATTTGATTATAAATATTGGCACAGATTCTTTTACTGTAGATAAATTTGAGATAAAAGATTCAAGAATAAATTTTGGAGGAACTGGTACTGTAATGACTTCAGGTCTTACTCCTAAGTCTCCAGTAGAATATTTAATAACTGAACTTGAATTAGATAATGTCAAGTTAGATTCTATGTCACAGTTAATAGTTAATCCTTCAGTTAATATACGAAATCTTAAAGCAAAAAATTGTGAATTTAATTTAGCTAATGATTGGTTTATTCAGCATACTGCTACAGATACAGCAGCAACAGATGCCTATGTTTCTTTTGTTAATTGTGATTTTTATAATATTAATAGATCTGCTGGAGCACATATAGGAGCTGCTACAGGTATAATTAGATATAATAAATTTATCTTTGATAGAAATACTATTCATAGTGGAAAGTCTATTCTGGATTTTAAAAGGATATATATAGATACTGTTATTATAACTAATAATAATTATACTTCTGAATTTGAACGAGGGTTTGTATTTTTTGATGATCCTTATGTAGCTCGAGAAATATATATTCAAGATAATAATTTATTTGGTTTACCTGGAATATCAAGTAAATTTATAGATGCTTCTGATTCTACTTTAACAGGTAAAGCTCGGTATCATATAAATGGTAATAAGATGAATACTGAAACTTCTGAAGTAGCTCATTTATTTTATAATGATTTCTATGTAATAGATAATATATTTAATTTTTCTCATGTAGATGCGGTATCGAATACTATGTTACTAGAATTTAAATATGGAGCTACGGGATTTGTTTTTGATAATAGATTTATTATTAATGTAGATTCTGGAGTTACTGATTGTATTAGAATTCGTAGTGCTGAAGATACTCTTATTATAGATAACAACACCTTTATACAAACAAGTAGTACAGCGTCTCAGGCTATAGATCAAGACGCTGGATTATTAACTATAGGTAGAAATAGTACTTACGGATTTAGTGCTCCAAGTTTTGCAGGAGATCAAGATTGGCTTGATATGATATTAAGTATAAATGTTATAGATACAGTAGTAGTTGATGCAGATACAATTAACTGGGTTAAATAAATTGGAGAAATACTATGTATAAGAAATTATCTTTACTAATCTTTATGCTATTACTTGCATCAGTAAGTATAGCTCAAACCTTTATTGAGTGTCCACACTATATGATACAGGATTCATTGTTTGCAGACACTACTGTGACTAGAGACTTTTGGTTTAATACTGCTGATGATAGTTCAAAAATAGTTTATAATAATGGAAATATAGATCTTGATATATATCCAAGATGTGTAGGTGGAGATGCAGACGATGATACTCTTACGATAGAGGTTTATGGTTTAAAACTTAAAACTCTTTTTGCTGATAAAAGTAAAAGCGTAGCTCAAGAAAGATATACTGTGTTTGCTATTGATTGTGTTCGAGTTACAAGTACTCTTGCAGCAGATACTCTTTTACACTCTTATGCGTTGGATAGTTTCTGGGGCTCGGATATACCTCTTTTAGATGGAGTTAGAACTGTAATTAAAAATCAAGGTGCATCTGATGGAGATAGTGTGCTAGTAGATAGTAATATTAGAATATATCACAAGGCTACTAAGCGTTGGTGGTAGATATGTAAGAATTTCTTACACAACTAAAAGGATTTATTATGAAAAAGAAAATATTTTTGAGTATAGTTTTATTTATGTTGTTTATAACTTCAGTGTTTGTATTTCCTGGAGAATATCGAAGTGTTGTTAGTACTTTAACTAATCTTACTTCTGCTGGTTATGGAAGCGTAGTATGGAATTTTGATACGAGTGTTTGGACTCTGTCAAATGTAGGTATAGGTACAAGTTCTTCATTAAAAGCATTACATATAGATAAGACTACAGAAACAAGTTCTCAGATGATGTTTGGACCAGGAATTACAAATGTAAATTTAGCAATACCGGGTATTACTTTTAGCGCTAGTTCTGGAAATACTGGATTTATAATGGGGGTAGATGATAATAATTATGGAACGTTTGTATGGAATGCTGATGCTACTCCTGATTACTGGGGAATAGATGCAACAAGTGGAATTGATTTAGTATTACAACATACAAATGGAGCTAATGTTGGAGTAGGTACAATTACACCAAGTACTAAATTTGAGGTTAATGGTACTTCTACTCTAACAGGAGGATTTAATCTTGGAGCTGGAGCAAGTTACACTCTGGCATCTAATGCTATAACCCTAACAGCTCCGGGTAGATTGAGAGTAGCTACAGAAGGAAATGTAGCATTAGACACTTTATCTACAATTAGTGGTGGAATAGATGGGGATATAATAATTATTACCACTATTTTAAACAATAAGGATGTAACTTTTACGACTGCTGGAAATATTATGTTAGGTACTTCTTCTCGAGGTTTAGATGAAAGGGGTGATATAATAATGTTTATGTATCAATCAGCTATTACAAAATGGTGTGAAATAAGTTTCGTGAATAATTAATCTCAATACTAACACCACAAAGAATATATGAATAATCAGGAGACGATATGCCACCAGATACAGAACTAATAGAACGTATGGTTAAGGTAATTATTAATGAATAAATCTATTAACATAAATGGTTTAGTTAATTCTCTTGAATTAGCTAAACAGAAAGAAGCTCTCGAACTAAAGAAACTTCGAGATAAAATCTTTCAGGACTGTTGGTTAGACTCAAGCAAGTATGCTAAATATTATTATAAAGATAGATTTAATTTACCTTTTGCTCCTGGACATCAAAATATATTTAATGTTATAGATGCTAAGATTAAGATGCCCAATGGAGAAATAGTTCCTAAACATAATAAAATAGTAATACTATCTTGGCGTGGTTGTGGAAAAACCTCTATCGCAAAGACTATTTTTGCAAAACGACTTCGTACAATAGATGCTAGATTCGCAGTGTATGCAGCAAAGAGTCATGATTTTGCAGCTCTGCAGACAGAGAATATCAAACGTGGTATGATATCTAATAAAAGAGAGATTGAACATTTCGGTAGTATTAAAGCTAGTTCTAATGCACTACTTAAAGATACATTCTCCTCAAAGAGTTGGATGACTAATTATGGAAGTTTAGTCTGGCCACGTGGTTGTGGTCAGCCAGTACGAGGACTGAACTTTGATTTTGAAGGAAAGACTCATCGAGTAGATCTAGCAGTAGTAGATGATCTCGAAGATAAAGACGAGATCGGAAGTGCTATATATAGAAAGAAAACTAAAGACTGGATCCTGACTGACTTATGCGAAGCAGTCCCACCACCAGGTGTGAGTTTGAATTGGCAGATAATATATATTGATACTCTCAAACATCATGATTCAGCAATTCAAATGTTAATAGATCGCCCTGATTGGAAGGCGTTAGTGTTACCATTGTGTGATGATAACTTTAATTCTAAGTTTCCTATGTTCTATACTGACAAGCAATGTCTCGAAAAGTATCAATCCTTTGCTAGTTCTGGTGATGCTGATTTGTTCTTTCAAGAGTTTATGTGTAAGACTATGGACGATAAGAAAGCTCCGTTTAGGCAAGAGTTATTTAATCACTATCTAGAACATGATCCAAGTTTTCAAGAGGAACTACGTTTAGGTGAGATAGTTAATGTAGTTCTTGTAGATCCTGCTAAAACTATGAATCCTAAAAGTGCTGAAAGTGCTATAGTTGGAGTAGGTATTAATTCAAAACGAAATAAACTATACGTTCGAGATGTTGATGTAGATAAGTATGCACCAGATGAGCTATATGATCATATATTTAGAATGGCTGAAAAACTACGACCGTGTAGTGTAATAGGGATAGAGACTAACTCATTAGAAAGTTTTATTATCCAACCGTTTAAGAATGAGATGTTACGTAGAGGTTTGTTTTATCAAGTAGTTAATTTAGATCCTAAACGAGCTCCTGCAGAATCTGCAGATAAGACTCATGGTAAAGCAGGTCGTGTTAAGGGTCTGACAGGGTATTATGCTGCAGGCTGTGTATGGCATAATAAAGCAGTCTGTGCTCCGTTAGAAACACAGCTGTTACAATTTCCTACTCCACGTCGTTGGGATGTTATGGATTGTTTTGCGTATATAGTACAGTTGTTAAACAAGGGTAATGTGTTTTTTCATTATAATCCTGAGAGTTTAAATGACAAGGCAACTGCCTATCGCAGGCGTGGAGACAATACAGAACAACAGTTTGAAGAACTCGAAGCTAGTTATGAACCAGCATTTAAATATAATCGAATTTGTTAGATGTGTAAGAAATTCTTACAAAACTATAAGGACTTCTTGTGGCTAGAAAACGTTATTGGTTAGGTTCTCGAGGACCGTTCTTCTTTGATGATGCTGGAGATCGTGCGTATGGAGTAGAGACTGAAGGTCAAATCAAAGTAGATACTGCTCCATCAGCACAAGAAGAAGTTCTACGACTTGCAGATCTAGGAACTTTGTTTGCTCCTGCAGATGCTGAGTACGTAGTACTAACCTTGCATGCAAGTTTACCTAACGAACGAAGATTACAGGTTTCTGGAAACTTATCTCTTACTGATAATGGAGCTAATGCTGATGTTATAATAGCTACAACCTCAGGAGTTATATTAACTACAGATCGATATACAAGTAATCAAACTCTTGATGCTGATAATCATATAGTCTTGGGTGATACTGATGGAGGAGTTTTTAATATAACTCTTCCTGCAGGTATAGATGGTACTAACTATCGTATAACAAATGTAGGAAGTTCTGGAAACGATTTGACTATAATTCCTAATGGAGCAGAACTACTTGTAGGTACGAATGTTAACTTTGCACTAGCAGATAATGAAACTTTAGATTTAGTTTATGAAACTACAGAAGGATGGATAGCATGAGTTTAATACGAGAAGTAGAAATTATATCTCCTCTTGAATCTAATGGTGCTATACCAGTTAATATTCAAGATCAGCATAGTCTTGCATTAGATTTAAATTTTATACAGGCTCAAGGAGCTCCTACAACTCTATCTGTTCAAGCTGATCCTGAAGATACTACTATAACATTAACAAGTGCTGTAGGATTTGTTGATACGAATGTTGTTGCTCTTGTTAGTAGTACAGGTATATTTTATTTTGGTAAACAAGTTGGAGCAGCTGCAGGAAATGTAATAACTCTTGATACTCCTATAGATAAAACTTTTGCTACAGCTACTACAGTTCTTAGAGCTATTAGAAATATGAATGTAGATGGTTCTGTAGCTACTCAGATATTTCAAGTTGGTCCTGTAGGAGGAGGAACATCAATAGAACTTGATATAACTAGAATAATGGGTTATATTCAAGATGGTACAGCTATGGATGATGCTAAATTTGGAGGTATTACAGCTTTAACTAATGGTGTAGTATTAAGACAAAATAATAGTACAATTAATAATATTTGGAATGCTAAATCTAATGGAGAACTTGGATTATTATGTTATGATACTGCTTATACTACAAAACCTCCAGCAGGAACTTCTCATGGATTTAGATTTAGAAATACTTACGCAGGACCATCTAAACATGGAGTAACTATAAGACTTGATCCAGGAGATATTTTAGAAGTACTTATACAGGATGACTTAACAGATTTAGAAACATTTAATATGATGGCTCAAGGTCATATAGTAACTGATTAATAAAAGGAACTATTTTTATGCCAAATTTAATAACTGGTGCATCAGGAAGTCAATTGAATATAGATCATGATGTATCGAAAGATTTCTACAAAGACAAATACGAAGGTAGAGACTTACATCCTACTAGCGAGTATCACAGAGAAATAATATCAAAAATTACTCATCGGGCTACAGAGTCTTATAATGAGATATCTCGTAAGTATCACTTGTGGAGAGAAATCGATGAGAGCCTGAATGTTTATATTCGGATAGATGAAGACGAGCAAGATACTAAAACTATGGATGATAGACGACCAGTGAGTATGGTTATTCCACTGGAGTATGGAGTACTAGAGACGTATCTAACCTTCATGGGTTCGATATTCTTTGATGATCCTATGTTTAGATATAAACAACAGGAACCTCAGGACGTGAAGAAGGCAGCTCTTTTAGAACATTTAGTTCAATTTCAATCTCATAGAGCTAAGATGTTATTAAATTTACATACTATCTTTAGAGATAGTTTTGCTTATGGATTTGGGATAGGAGCTCCAGCTTGGATGAGAACTTGGGGATATAAGACCAGACGAGAACCGATAAAAGAACTGTCGAATTTAGATGGAGAAGAAAAGATAGTAGGTTATGATGAGTCTCGTGAGCGAGTAGTCAAATATGAAGGTAATGTACTGAATAATATTGATCCCTATTTGTGTCTACCAGATCCTAATGTTGGCATACATGAGATACAAAAAGGTAGTTACTTCTCTTGGGTAGAGAAGACAGACTATGAAACACTGCTCGAAGAAGAACGTGATGATGATCAGATGTTTAATGTTCGTTATATGAGTAAAGTTATGGATGGTAGAACGAGTATTGTTAAAGAACAAACTGGACGTGATGCTAAATTTGGTAAGTTTGGAGATGAAAGAAAGACTTCTACTAATAGACCATTTGATGTAATACATATGATAGTTAAGTTGATTCCGAAGGAATGGAACTTAGGCACAGAAGACTATCCAGAAAAATGGTACTTTAAAGTTGCAGCAGATAGTTATGTCTTGAAGGCTGCGCCACTTGGTCTAAATCATGATATGTTTCCAGTTGCTAGTTGTGCTCCTAAATATGATGGATATAAAATTACACCACTATCAGATGCAGAGTTGCTTTATCCTATGCAAGAAGCAGTTAACTGGTTTATTAACTCTCACATAGCAAATGTAAGAAAAACTATCAACGATATAATTATTGTAGATCCCTCAATGGTTAATCTTCCAGACTTGCAGACTTCTGAACCTGGTAAGATAGTACGGTTGAAGCAGTCAGCTTGGGGACGTAGTGTCAAGGATGCAGTCATGCAACTACAAATGACTGATGTAACTCGTGGTCATGTTAATGATGCTATGATGTTGTTAGGGTTAGCGAATAGTTTACTTGGAGTAGATACTACTTCAACGGTACGTAGGAATACTTCTGAACGAGTAAGTTCTGCTGAAGCTAGAAATGATATTCTTTCGAGTAACAACAAACTAACCAAGACTGCTAAGATTGTCGGTATGCAACTAATGTATGATCTATCATATATGATAGGCAGTCATACTATTCAGCTTATGGAACAAACTCAATATGTAGATATTGTTGGTAGGTATCAAGACGTACTTGAAGCAGAGTATCCTGGAGAGAATTCAATACCAGTTACTCGTGAGGATATAGATATTAATTATGATATAGAAATCCAAGATGGTATATCTGCAGGCAGTGAGGATATACAGGCTATGACTGGATTTTTACAAACAGCTATGAGTAGTCCTGAATTAGCTCAAGACATAGACATTAATAGATTATTTAAAGCTGTGGCTAGAGCTACAGGATTTAAAAACGTACATGAGTTTGTAAAAAAAGCTAACATACAATCTCAAGTAACTGATCGAGAAACTATTGATAATCAAGTTCAGCAGGGAAATATAGTACGACTGCAAGATGCAGGAGGAGGATTTTAGTGAAGAGTAATAAAACAGAAATAATAAATTTTACTAAGACTGCTTTGTGGTCTGATATACAAGAACAGATAGATCATAATATAACTAGTTGTTTTCACAGAATGGAAATTCAAGATGATATAACTATGGAGGAATTTCACAGACTACGAGGTGAGATCAAATCGTATAGAAAATTACTTGATCTTCCTCAAACATTAATAGAAGCTATGGAGAACTAATATGCCAAAAAAACAAGAAGCTAGAAACAAAGAAGCTTTAGTTCAAGAAGAGAACGAGATCAGTTCTCAAGTAGGAGATATCTTAGATGAAATATTAACTACTCCTGGAGTAGTTGATAAGATAGAAGAAGATAAATCTTCTACAGATAAAAAAGTCTTTCGTAAATTTGAAGAAGAGGAAAGTGATGATTACAGAAAGATTGAAACTAAAGACGAGGAACAGGGAGAAGAGTTATCTTCAGAAGATGAGAATCAAGAGGATCCTGAAGAAGGAGAAGAAGTTTCTACTCCTGATGAGTCTGAAGAACCAGAAGACGAACTGATGGAACTGTCAAGAAAAGGTTTAGAGAAATTAGTTGAGAAGGAAAAATATGAACTCGAAGTTAAACCTGATATGACAGATGAAGATTTAAGAAAATCTATCAGAGATATTAAGAGTGGTATCGAAAATGATCCTGAATTAAATCTTGCTGCTATGCGTGACTGGATGAATGAACAAGCAGAAGAAGCACTGAAACAAGGTCAGCAAGTCCCAGCAGCTGTTAAACCTGAAGAAACTCCTAAACCTCCTGAAGTTAAACCTGTTGTTGATGCTAGTGTAACTCAGATAACTCTTTCAGAAGAAGACTATAACAGTGCATTACAGGATAAATCTTCATTTAATAAAGTTATGAATGATGTAGCTAGTGTAGCACAACAACAAACAGTACAGAAACTAATTCCAGCGATTAATCAATTAGTTACACAACAAATATCTCTAAACAATACTGTAAATGATTTCTATGCAGATAATCCTGACTTGAAACCATTTAAACAAATGGTAAGTCTTGTAGCTCAGAGTATTCAGTCTAAGAATCCTGATCGAGGATTTGTAGAGATATTGAAAGAAACTGAAACTGTTCTTCGAGATAAAATGAAACTAAAGAAGGATGAAACTAAAGTAGTTAATAACAAGAATAAAGTAAAAGCTAACTTTGCTGGAAGTAAGAATACTAACTCCCGCAAAGGTACTCATATAAAAGAACCTAAGCTCAATTCTGTTGAGCAGGAAATCTGGAATTTAGTAAATGATCCAGAAGTTGTACGTTAAATCACATGTGTAAGAATATCTTACATATCTAATTAATTATTAAATATAAGGTGTTCACTATGAATTTAGTTAATCCGCAAACTGCACTACATGGTAGTATGGATGAGCGTGGACATTTGCAAAAACTTTCAGCTGACGTTACTTTAAAAAGAGGTAATGCTATTGTTCATGGAGCAGCTAATACTGCTTCAGATAGCTGGACAATAACTCTTCCTCCTGTAACAGAAGCTGCTGGTATGTTTGTTTATATCTATGCAACAATTGCAAATTCCAAGACTATCACCGTGCAGGACAATTATGATGATGCTGGACTGACAGATATTACTCTTGATGGTGATACAGAGTATGTTGGTTTGTTCTCTGATGGGGAACGTTGGCAAGAATGGATGACTGGTTATGCCTAATCTAAGGGAGGCTTTTTTATGGAATTTGGAGTAATGAAAAAAGTAGATGCTTTCTTTAGAGATAACGTATTTACCTTTGGTAGTCCAGTTAGCTTTGAAGGTGGCATGACTCAAATGCAGGGTAAGGGAAATAGTTTCTGGTTAGACGGAGTTAATGGAAGTGCTAACAATGACGGTAGAAGTCCTCGTAAACCGTTCTTGAATCTGACCCAAGCTCTTGCAGCTATGACCGCAAAACAACACGATACGTTGTATTGGATCGGTGGAGATACAAGTGTTACAGACACTGCGCAAGTAGATTGGAATAAAGACTATTGTCACATAGTTGGTATTGCAACCCCAACGACTAATGCTAGATGTAAACACACAGCAACATCATTGACTACGCTAGCAGGGTTTAAAGTATCAGCTAAGGGTTGTAGCTTTAGTAATATTCGTTTCTGGCAAGGTACTAATTTAGCTCATTGTGGGGCGGTAGAGGTAACTGGTAGTCAGAATTTCTTCTACGGATGTTCGTTTTTTGGACAGGTAACTACGTTAGCTAAAGCTGGTGCTAATTCTTATTCACTGTTCTTGAATGGTGCTGAGGAATGTAAGTTTGTTGCGTGTACTGTTGGGGCTGATACTGTAGTTCGATCTGATGGAGCTCCATTGAAACTTGATGGTAGTTGTGTCAGAAACATATTTAAAGAATGTCTTATTAATTCTGCATGTGAAACTGCAGCTAAGTCATTAGTTAAGTTTGTAGATACTGCAGCGATAGACAGATATTTAATGTTTGATAACTGTACGTTTCTTAATTTTTCTGTCAATCACGCTAATGTTATAAATGAAGTTTTTACAATTCCTGCTAGTGCTGCTACACATGATATTATTTTAAAACATTGTGCGTCAGTTGGTATTACTCAGTGGGCTGCTAATGATCGAGGATCGATCTGGGTTATTGGTGGAACACCTGCAGCAGGAATCGCAGGTGTCGGTTCAACTGGAATTGCTGTTGAACCTACTTAAGTCACAAACAATTAATTTTTAATTTATTTGGAGGATAAATCTCTATGAGTGCTTTTTTAGGAATGTCAAAAGTTTCTGACTGGGCTACTGGTGCGAGACCAAAGAACTATCGTGAGATGATTCTCTGGTTATACCCTAATGGTCGTGCTCAGTTAACTGCATTGACATCACTGATGAAAAAAGAAGTGTTAAGCGATTATGAATATAATTGGTATACGCAGACTTTTCCAACTCAAACAGCAACTTATACAGCTGGTGAAATTTACACAGGTCCTGGAATTACTAATGCTTATACAGGTTCTGGTGTAGAAGGACAAACACTGAATGTTAAAATGGCTGAAGCTTTTGCTGATGAGTTCCGTGTTGGTCATGAGGTAGTCATTATTGATGAAGATAACTTTGTTACGAGAGCAGTAGCTAAAGTAGTTAATGTTATCAAAAATGGTGCATCAAGTTATATAGCTTGTAAGTTACTTGAAGATGATGATAATGGTAGTGGTGGAACTAATAGTGATTTACGTGATTGTGATACAGTTGCAATTATTGGTAATGTGAATCCTCAAGGTGGAGTTACGCCTGCGGCGATTAGTTACCAGCCAACAAAGTATTTCAACTATACTCAAATTTTCCGAACACCTCTTGAGTTAGCTAGAACTACAATGAAGATTAAAAGTAGAACTGGTAATACTTATAACAATCTTAAACGTGTTGCAGCAGAACTGCATGCTTTCGAACAGGAAAAAGCCTGGCATCTCGGAGTTCCAACTGAAAACACAGGTGAAAATGGTCAGCCTGAAACTACTACTGAAGGTCTGATTACCTTTATGCAGAGAACTCTTAGTTCTCATGTACGAGACTATCGAAAACTTACTGCATATGCTGGTAAAACCTGGCTTGAAGGTGGAGATGATTTCTTGTTAGATTCATTTGAGTTGTTAACTCGTTACAACAACGAAGGTGGAGATGATAATTATATGATCTATGCTGGTTCAGGTGCGATTAAATATCTTGAACAACTTGCAAGACAGACAGGTCAGTTGAGATTACTACCGAAAGAAAAGATCGGTTATGGAATTAAGGTTAATACACTGGTTAACTCTTTCGGTGACTGGAATCTCAATGTACATCCGTGGTATAGTACTGAAGCATTTATGCGTAATTCTATGTTGATTCTTAAACCACAGAACATTCGTTATCGTTTTATTGATGATACAAAGTTCTATGGTCAGAGTGGTAAAGACTATGCGTATACTGCTAGTGGTAAAAAGATTGATGGACTCAATGAAGAGTTTCTAACTGAAGCTGGACTTGAGTATCACCATCCACAAACATGTATGTTCTTGTATAATTTAGGACAGACAAACACTGCTTAATATTAATCAGATGTGTAAGAAATTCTTACATAACTAACCTATCTTGGAGTCTTAAATGAGTACTACTTTAACTCAAATAAGACAGCAATTTGTAAAGCTGTCTGGTAGAAAAGATTTACTAAATGATACTGCAATTACTTCTATGTATTACCAAAAGGAAGCTGACTTCTTTATTCAAGAGGCTTCTAAATGGTTAGATAATCATGTGTTTATAGATCGTACCAGACAGCATTACAGTATAGATATTGCGTCAGGGAATAGTAGAATTATTATCCCTGACGTAGAGGTTATTGAGAAAGTATATGCACAGAAAAACAATACACAGATACATGAATTAGAACATAAAGACTATACTTGGGTAAGAGATAGATACAGACAACTAATATCAAGTATAAGTAATAATATTCCTATGTATTGGAGTAAGGGTATAGCAGAGTTAGGACCTAATCAAGATGCTTTAACGACTGCGAATTATACTGATCAATATACTTATGAGTGGGGAGATACTATATTTAGTGGTGAAACAATACCAGGTACTGTTGGTAGATATAGAGCTACTAGTATAGTAATCTTACCTCCTGTTAATCAAACTTATACTATTACTTTTGTAGGAAGTTTCTATTCAAAAGTATTGTATGAAGATACAGATGAAAATATATGGAGTTCTCGTTATCCAGGATTGTTAATCAAGGCTGCGTTAATGCAGTTAGAGGGTTTCTATCGAAACTTCGAAGGCATGAAAGACTGGGATGCCTTTTTAGGTAGTGACATTCAAGGACTGCATTTTAAACAAGCCGAGCAGGAGATTGTTGGAGTAACTCAAATAAAAGGATAATGTTATGGCTAAACCTACACATGCTAAAGCTAATGTAAAAGCTGAAAAACTACGTATACCAGAAAGTATTTATCTTAAAGATTTAAGACCTAATGTAATTTATAGAATGGTAATGACAACTAATTGTACTTTAGAAAAACTATTCGTTAATTTATATTGTGATAAAGCTTTTGATAATGAAGCTACTTTAGGTGTACATATAGAACAAGGTACTCAAGTAACATATAATATTAAACTTAAGTCAGGATTAAATAATCCTACTAAAGTTTTAGAAATAAAAAAGAATAGTGTTATTTGGTTAACCTTTGATAGTAATAGTTCTGATAAAGATATTAAAAAATCTGACTTTCAACTTCTGTTAGGATATAATAAGAGAGTATAACATATGCGAGAATATGAAGTACTAATAACTAATGACATGCTAAAGACTGGATTGCGTCCTAGTTATCGTAATCCTAGAAACTTATTCCGTTGGGTAGAGTGTCAGAATGTAGTTTGTGGAGTATATGGTTTAGCTACATATAACCAGATACCATTTTATATATCTATAGATCAACTAATAGGTCATGGGATAGATAGTTTGAACTGGCCTAATCCGCAGATATTTCAGGGAAAGATAACTACTATAGTAACCTTTGGAAATAGGCTGTTCTTTGTAGATTATGAATCTGGAAATCTTCTTGAGATGAGTGATATACGTAGTACTGAGAATGTAAATACTGAACTTAATCCTATTGTCGGAGGTCTTTGGCAGTTTGCTGATATGGATGATAGTTGGATGATGACTAATGGAAGAAGTGTAGTTATGTTCTATCGTAAAGAGAATATAATCTCAGGTGATGATTATGTTAGATGTACTAATAATGTGTATATAGAAACTATGTGTCAATTTATGGGAAGAACTGTTATAGGTGGTATGGAGAGATATAAGTTCTGGCATGAAGATATTATTAGTTATATGAACTCATTTGGAGATAATATATATTCAGATATGAATACTGATATACAAACTGTTAATGATAATTACATTATGTGGAGTAATGTAGGAATAGGTTTATGGTGGTTGTTCTTTCCTAATCTCTGGAAGACTGGTTATGTTAGTGCAGGGTATAGTGAAGCATCGAGACCATATTTGTTTGAGCTAATAAATCGTGGAGATTTAGGTTGGAAACATGCTGGAGTTGGAAGAGTACTACAAATCAAACCATTAGGTGAGTTGTTAGTTGTTTATGGTACTAAGGGAGTTAGCTTATTTAAACATACAATAGACCCTGTACCTAGTATGTTAAGTGTAGGACCAAGTATTAGAATAGCTATAAATAACAAAGGTGCAGTCGGTGGAGATGATTCTGGTCATGTGTTTCTATCACAAGAGGGAACTCTTTGGAGTCTTGACGGTAGTGGAAAGTTAGAACGTTTAAACTATCAGGAATATTTTGTTGATGATTTAGATACAGATTGGGTTATTAGTTTTGATAGTTATGAAAATTATTATTATATTTGTAATGGAGTGACTAGTTATGTTCTAACTAAACAAGGACTATCAAGTACAAAACAATTAGTATCTTCTGTTATTAGATCTGGTGATTTATATTGTACAGGTTCAGAATTGTTAGACCAAACTATGTTATTAATCACAGATGAATTTGATAATAATAGAAATGAAATTGATACCTTACAGTGGATTAAGGTTAGAGCTAATGAAACAGACTTATATACAGTTGCAATAGATTATAAATACAAGAGTAATGATACTTGGAGTAGAAGTGATTTTGTATCTCTTAATGGTGAGGGAGCAGTGTTTGTAGGTATATCAGGGATTAGTTTTAGAATAGTACTTAAAGTTAGTGAAAGTTCTATGGACGACGATAGTGATTTCGAACCACCTGATAGTGTAACTTACACATTTAAACAAACAGACAAACGATACACAAGAGGAATTAACGTGAGAAATATATGATAACGAAACTTATATCACAAGATGTAACTACTAACTGGAATAGAATAAAACATGCTTTAAGTGAGTCTATTCCACAACACATACCTAGAACCGAACAAGTGTTTAGTTCAATTATGAATTCTATTATAACTAATAAAGCTCATATTTGGGTAGAACACTTACCAGATGCTAAGTTACAAGTATCTAATATTAGAGCTTTAGCTATGACTAATTTTATTTATGATCAAGTATCTGATACTAAGTCATTATTAATATATGCTTTATATGGAAATTTCATGTCAGAAGAAAAACGATCCTGGGTAGAAGGTTATAATAGTTTAAGGATATTTGCTAAAGCAAATGATTGTATTAGTATAGTAGCATACACAAATTTAAGACAGGTAGTTAAACTCGTAAATAGTCTCGGAGGAGACACAACTACAACTTTTATACAATTACCTTTGGAGTAACTAATGATAAGGTTATTAGAGAATGGAACTCTTCCAGGAGTATTTTATTCTGGCGGAGGTGGTGGAAGTTCAGGTGAAGTAACGTATCCTAATTATATCGAGAGTGCGTTTCAGGAAATTTGGGGAATGGCAGTTGCAGATACTAGTGATGCTATTACAGTGGATTTGGTAGATGTGATCAATGCTAGTATGGATGCAGGTGGAGGAAATCCTTATAGTGGAGAAAATGCTTTTGATCCTAATGCAGCACTAACATTAATTTCTGGTTCACCATTAGAAGAGATGCAAAGTATTCATGATGCTTATGAGACAGTTGTAACTGCGTTGAGTGAGACTACTGACTGGGATACGATAGTAACTAAAGCAGTAGCTGAACTTGATAGTGGAGTGATTAGTGAGACCGATATTACATCAACGATAGCAAGTATAGTAACAACTGCGTTGAGTGACTCAACTGCAATGGTAGCAGCGGCAGTTGCAGCAGCAACAAGTGCTGTAGATGATTCATCTATTAGTGATGCAGTGACTGCGTTTGAGGGTGAGCAAGAAAATCAACACTTACGAAGTATTGGTAGATTAGCTTCAAGCCTAGCACAAAATGTAAATTCATCTGCGTATGTGTTTGCTATGGCTCAAGCAGAGTACGAGTTTAATAAACAAGTAGACACGTATAGGACTCAGTTGAAACTAAAGACTTATGATGGTACACTTCAGGCTTTTGTACAGAGTTATGTGAATAAGATTCGAGTTCATACTGATGCTTATATTCGTAATCATCTTAGTTATGAACAGTTTAGAACTAGTCTGATAGATGGTTCTGTTAGAGTTATGATGCAGATGTTAATCAATAGAGTTGATAGTTATAAGACTACTACTATAACACAATCAGAAATATCTCGTGCTGCTATTATAGCACTGAAAGAACAAACTGATAAAGATTTAGAAGTAGATGTAAATGATGCTAAATGGGATATGGGAATATTAACTACTGGCAGTAATATACTTGCAAGTATTGCAGGTGGAACTGCAGCACCAACACAACCTCAACCATCAACTGCAAGTAGTGCTATAGGTGGAGCTATGAGTGGTGCAGCTACAGGAGCTATGTTAGGTAGTGCAATACCTGGAATAGGTACTGGAGTTGGTGCTATTGCTGGAGGTGTAGTAGGTGGGTTAGCAGGACTTTTAAATTAATTTAGATGTGTAAGAAATTCTTACAAAACTAAGGAGAAATATTATGGCTATAGATAACACAAGAACTCTCGATACAATATCAATTCCAGGAATGATTGATTTAATGACTGCGCTAACAGGAGGTATGAGACGACCAGAAGCAGTAGCTCCTCCACCAACTACACTTGCAGGTGCTCAAGCAGGTTCACAGCAATTAGCTACTACACCACAAAAAGTGACTACAACTCCTGGAAGTAATCAAACTGGAACTCCTCAAGGATTAGATCCTAATACTTTAGGACTTATAAACTTTGCTGCTCAATTAGGTTCAGCACTTTCAGGACCTAATAGTGTAGGAAAAGCTACTGGAGATGTTACTTCAGGATTTGCACAGAATGCTATATTCTCACAATTCCTACAGGGTCTGCAACAACCTCAAGGCGGAGCACAGCCAGCAAATTTTCAGCTCCCCCTGTAGTTCCTGGTGGATTTGGAACACTTGCAGCAGGTAGTGTTCCAGGTCAATTACAGGGTCAAGCTGTACAAGAAAACTTTCAGCGTGCATTAGCAACAGCAGGGTTTCCAGTTGAGAGTGCATTAAAGGTTGCAGAGACAGAACGTGCATTGAGAACTCCTACGTTTGAACAGAATGTAGGTTTGACTTTACTTGATAGTATGCTTAGACATACAAAACCGAGAAGTTAACTCTATCAGGGATGTTTACTCCTGAGAGCCTTAAAACTTTTACTGATGATTTAGAAAAAAATAAAGGTGTTTATGATCTTAGTAAACTTAACTTTAGTGAGAAGATAGACAAAGATCCTCAACGAATGACTGCAGATCAAGTAGAAACTGCAATTCAAATAGGTATAACTAGACTACAGGAAGATGATATACGTGAGACAGCAGGTGAGTTTGATAAATCTAGTGCTTGGTTTTCTGGAGATGAAGAAGATGCTAAACGAACTTGGATTAAATTACAATCACTTAGTCCAGAAGAATTAAATAGTATAGATAATTTAGATCCTGTTGTTAAAGAAATGGTAACTAAGGTTCAGAATTACACTAGGCAATATGATGAGGTAGAAGAAAAGAAAGTTGTTGAAGAAGATACTACGCCTCCAGCTATAGAATTTCCTAAACGAACTGGTGATATATCTATTAATGATTTAAGAACCAACATAAAAGATATAGAAAAAATAACTGGTATAAAAGATCCTAAACTAGAAGAAAAAATTCTAACTTATATGAAGGATCAAAATATTCCTTTAACTCCTAACAACATAAGAATTTATATGATTAAGATATATAAACCAGAGGAGTAATATATAATGGCTATTATGCCTGGAGTAGGTGTTGCAGCAGCAATCAAAAGAAAACTTTTTGATAAAGAGTTGAAGAAAGTTCAGTCTGGTGAAGATAAACAAGTAGAAGAAATAATAGAACCTGAACTAAAATTTGAAACTTTTGATGATATAGAAAAACCTATATTATCAGAAGAATTAGAGTTTGAAACTTTTGATGATATAAAAAGTAAATTAGCTACTGATGATGATTTATCTTTCGAAACCTTTACTGATGTAAAAAATAAAGAATTACAGGATAGTTATTTAAATACTGTTGCTAGTAACTTTGCTTTCTCAACTGCTGGTTTAGGTAAGACTCTTTTAAAGCCTGCTGAAACTGCTAGTGCTTGGGTTATGGAAGAGTTCATGGGAGTTGAAGGTGCTAAAGAAGCTATGAAAAATATCCATGAGGATTATGCTAGATATGAAGAAGCTGCTAGAGAAAAACTTCATGCCCTCCCCTGGTATTATGAGATACCTACTGAAATATTAACTGATATAGTTCCTTTATTGTTAGCTGGTAAGGGAGCTAGTGCAGTCTTGAAAGGTGGTAAAGCAGCAGGCACCTATGGATTATCAAGACTAATATTAAAAAATCCTCAAGCTACTGCAAAGCTAAGCCGACAGTTACTTCATAACGGTACTCATGGAGCATTGTTCTCAGTGTTTTATGATTTAGTTAAGGGTGAAAAAGTATCTCCTACACAAGCGTTAGTCTTTATGGGACTTGAAGCTACAGGTCCATTAGGTAAGAAGTTTCTAAAATACATCAAGCCTAAAACCCCCTGGGCTAAGTCAGCAGTTAAAAGAGAGCTTATAGCTAAAGAAAATGCTGACCTTATAGCTAAAGAATTACAAGCTATGGAAGCTTGGAAGACTAGGGTTAATAAATCTATAGATGAGATTCAGGGTGAGTTATTTAATCCTGGCGAAACTTTTGCTCCAGTAAGAAAAGTTAAACGTAAGTTAGGTGAAACTCTTACAGAAACTACAACAGATATTCGAGGCAGAAAAGTTATAAGTAAAGTTAAACCTAAAGATAAAAAACAAATAGATTTATTTCATGAAGAAGAGTTAGGTAAACTACCTATACAAGAAGAGTCACTTCGTCCTGGAGAAACATTAGCTCCAGTAACAGAAACTACTAGTCGATTAGGTGAATATGATATAGTAGAAAAAGTAAAAGTTCTAGGTAAAGAAATACTTGAAGAGTATGAAACTAAAGGACAAACAGGTACATTAGATTTATTTTTTGATCATGACCTAAAGGATAAGACTGTAGGTTTAATTATAAAACGACCTAGAAAAGTTATGAATGATAAAGGTAAATTTGATACTGAAGCTGCACACTTGCTTAGAAAAATTACTAATGCTGGAAGGAGGTTAGGATTAATAGATGATACAGGTAAAGTAGATATAGACTTTGTTAAAGTAGTTAGACAAACTGGAGTTGATTTTTTAAAGAATAGGGGAGTTAATTCTATAACTAAAAAACAAGGTAAATTATTACTTAAACATTTAGAGAATTTTCCTAAAACATTTAAAGAAACTGCTAAGGCATTAGAAAATACTTATGATACAGCAACTATTTGGAGTAAAATAACTCCTAGTCTTAGATATGTTTATTCATTAAATGCTCAGGACTTATTACTTCCAGGAACTAATGCTAGGTTAGCTATGGAAAATGTAGCTAAAGATAATTTAGAATTTTTATATGCTAATATAAGGCAATGGAGAAAGACATCTAAACTATCAGGCAAGTCTGCAGATAGAGAACTTTGGGAAATGTTAGATAAGTTTCCTACTGCAGAAGCTGCTGGTCTTACAGGTGAGATGGCTCAGGTATTTAAAACACTTAGAGACTATACTGAAGCTATGTTAAGTAGAGTTAATCAGGCTAGATCAGAAGTAGGACTTCCAAATATTAATAGAGTATCTAGTTATATAACTCATATATTTGATGCTATAACAAAGAAAGAGTTAAAGAAAAAGAATCCTATATCAACAGCAGTTGAATTAGCCTTAGATAAAACTACACCTAATAAAATATTTAATCCAACAGCAGAGACCAGAAGAAATCTCATGGAGGGGGTTCTTAAAGATCCTATGCAAGCTTTACGAACAATGACTCATTATGATTTAAAAGAAATATATTTAAATCAACCTAATAAAGTATTTAAAGAACAATTTAAATATTTAGTTGATAATGATAAACTACCAGCAAGTACAGCTAAATGGATACAGGCTTATTGGAATCAAAATATATTAGGTTTTCCAACAGAATTAGATAACATAACTGCTGCTACTTGGGAAAAAATGGGATTTAGTAATATTTTTAATACTTTTAATAGATCTATTGGGATAGATAGTTTTAATACTTTCTCTAATAAACTTCGTGAGTTAGTTCATCTAGGAACTATTTGGGGAAGTATTAGGCAACCGATTAGAAATATGACACAGAAATTTCAAACTTTAGCACTCTACGGTCCTAGAACATTTAAAGATAGTTTACGTAAAACTTCACCTGAATTAGAAAAAATCATGGCTGAGAATACTTTTCTAAAAAATGCTACTGGGAAGTTTTTAGACCTTAGTATGGAAGGATACAAGAAATTAACTCAAATAGGTTTTATGCCATATAAGTGGAGTCATATTAGTAATACTAAAAATAGTTTTAAGGCTGGGTATATAGCAGCAAAGAAACTTGGTTGGACTGAAGCTGAAGCTATAGCAGAGGCAGAATTTTCTGTTATGACTAGTCAATATTTTTATAATAAGATTGGTATGCCAGAATTATTTAGGAGCCAGTTAGGTAAGAATCTACTTGTACTACAATCTTGGTGGATGAATTATACTATGGGATATTGGAGAGAGATGCTAACTAGAATGTTTACTGGTAAAACAGGTTATGGTAAAAGTATACCAGTACAATGGCGAAGTGCAGCACTTCGTCATGTAGCAACATCATTAATATTTATGAAAGCAGTTAAAGAGGGTTTTGGAGTTAGTTATGATAGAATAGCATTGTTTGGAGCACTACCTTCAGGACTATCACCAGTAGGTCAGGTTATTCAAGGTACTATGGAATATATGGGATCAGGTGGAGATAAGAGAGGTCAAATAGCAGCAAAGAAAAAATTAGCTATGGCTCTTAAAGCATTTATTCCTGGTAGGGCTGCGGTTAGAGATATAAATAATATTCTTGATGGAGATTTAAAAAGGGGTTTATTTTATCCTGAGTATAAACCACCTGATATGTATGATAAGATGATGGAGAAGAATACTAATTTTTAATCAATAGTTGTGTAAGAATTTCTTACACATCTGAACTAAAAACAAAGGGGAAAGATATGACAGAAGATAAATTCGGAACTAACGAGATCAAAGATTTTTTAACATTTGGTTTTGTGTTAGCAGACGCAGTCATCAAGATCACTGAAGACGGTGATTATGATTGGATAGACGATTCAATTACTGCGATCAAAGCTTTGATCAAAGCTCCAGAAGCTTTTAATGAAACTAAGTTACTAATCAAACAATTAGGAGAAATATCAGAAGAAGAGAAGCTTGATCTGATTTTTTGGGCAGGAAAAGAATTCGATATAGCTGATGATGGAATAGAAGATATTATCGAAGATGCTATTAGTATGGTGATTTCATTTTTGTCTATGATAAATAAAGTATTTAGAATCTCATACAAAGAATGAAGATATTCATTTGAGTAAACATGAAGTAGTGTTTACTGAGAAAGAAAAGATAGACTTGATGGTAGCTATTAAAAGTTTAACAAAGGAGGTAGCGCAGTTAAGTACTGAGGTAAAAGAGTTAAGAAGTAGATTGAAGTAAAAAAAATCCCAAGAGAAGAATGATGCTCTTGGGATTTTTTTGGTTTAGTTAGAATGGTAGGTCATCCTTGATATTATCCATGTGAGTATCAAATATTTTTTCTTGCAACAAATATCCCTCAAGTTCCCACAGTTTATTTTTAATTCGTTCTATACAAATATCTCTACCTACTTCCATATCAAAGTTATCTTCATCTACACAAGATGAACTTTCTACAATAACAAATCCGTTAGGTAAAGTACAGGATAATACTGTGGTTTTGAAACCTAGTTTTTGATACTCAATTTTAGATTGATCTACTAGGTTGTTAATGTGTTCTTCAGTGATTGTATTTTGTGACATAGGTGTTACTCTTTTTGGTTAGGTTACTTTCCTTCTGGCAGATACTCTATCGTACCTGCCATAGAATCAAATTTAATATATTTCATTACTTCTAACTGTTTAATAATATTACGCAACGTGAACTCATCTGCATTATGAATAAACTTCTTGTTAATTGCTGCGAGATCAGTCCTTTGATGTGCAGCAACAAATTTCATAACCTCGACTACAACAGTAGCGTTTTTATTCTCTCCCATACCTTCAAATGTTTTAGGCATGTTGATTTCGGTCTGTTCAAGTAAGTGAATAGACTTCGAAAGATCTTCCATAGATATTATCATGTCGCTAGTTCTACATGCACTAATATTCATAGACATCTTAAGAACATGTAGTGGTCTACGAGAATTATACCCATCGAGAAACTGTTGACTAAATGGAGGTTTAGTTCTAGCCTTCATATACCAGGATGTCCATAGTTGAATGAAACCGTCGGTGAGTTTGAACTCTCCTTTCATAGCTTTTATTTCTTCTAGGTCATGTAGTAAGTCATCAAATAACTTGATTTCTTCTTTAGTAAGAAAATGTATAGGAATCAGTCGTGATGGTTTCTCTTCATACACACATACCATGCGAGATGTTAGTCCTCCACCGATAGCTTCAGATGGTAAACGAGAACGAAATGTAGTCGGAGTGATTCCTCCGAGTATGTTTAGATATGGTTTGATGATTTCATCTGAACCTCCCTCACCTTTGGTTTTATAGTCCCACTTGTCTTCGCAGTCATAGAGATCACATAGATCATCAACGAGAGTCTGGTTTTGATGACGGATGAGGACTGCAAGTTCGCTAGAAAATATTGTAAGGGACGAGTGAATCTTCATTACTCCATCGTCCATGTTGTCAGAGAATGATTGTTGTAAATCTCGAATCAAAGCTTCGTTAGTTAGTTTCTGTGCTGCAAGTTTAATTCCAGATTTTACTAAAAACTTCTTAGCAGGATTAATAGCACGAGATTTACCTGCACCACTAGGTCCAACTAGGACTACGAACATGTTAGGAAATGTTTCATTCATACCTATTTGAAGAGAGCATTTGCGTTGGAGAACTGCAGCGATAGCTGATAGTCCAGACCAGGTTTTGAATAGGGTAGGAGGCTCAGTGTTATTAACGTAGGTTAGGTATGAGTCTAACCAGTTATCAAGTTTTCTCATTAGTAATCAATCTTAATATATTTAAGTGTAGGTGAATTAGAATCCTTACGAATTAGTACAGGTGTAGGGTTAGTAGTACTGTTAGACCACAGAATACCAGATTTGTTTCCTGCATTGTCGCTAGCACTAAGACCTAGACGGTAGATACCGTCAGGATATGTAGTCATGTTTATGTTGATAAAGGTGTCAGAGATAGTAGTATATGTGAATATTTTAGATGAATCTAAATAACATATGATTAGGTCATAGGTTATTATTTCTTCTGGATAGTCAGGTGGAGAAGAGTTCCAGTAGACATGTATACTATCGCTAGGGATTAGGATAGATACAGTTTGAGAGTGGACTTGTCCACATAGGACTAGACAGGTGAATAGAATAATTATTATTTTGATTAGTTTTATCATATAGAAGTCTCCTTTTTAGATTTATAATCTATATCAGTCCACCACTCTTGTCCACAAGATTTACATTCTCTATATCCAGGACCGACTAGATTTTTATTTACGTATTCTTTACAGTTACATTCAGGACACTGAATACATTTGTCTTCAGGCATATTAGTTATCTTCCTTGTTTAATTATAGTTTCTATTTTACATGTTGCTTCAGTCCTATTTAACATATCTATCTCAACCTGATTCTTTAAATCAAAACCTACACTAACCTCTGCAGGTAATACAAACGTAGTATCTTTCCACTTGATAGGTGTCTCAAGTGATAATCGAATGTTGTTTATAATGTCATATAACTTATTGATATTCAAACGCAAGGGTGCTTGTAATGTAATCGAATCATGTACTTGACCTAAAAGCTCAACATCATTAAAGTACTTGTTATAATAAGCATATATGATTCCATTGCGGTTGATACAATCGACAACAGTCGATCGGGGAATAAAACTATATGCACTGTTAAATGTGTGAGCATTGAGTTCACCAAGAAAGATTCGTTTTCTGTTGAAACAATTATAAAGAGTTCGAATTTGATATAGATCATTTCTAATCCATCTCCAACCCTGTTCAACACCAGGATACATTTTGAGATAACCGTCTCGTATACGTTTAGCTTCGGATATAGGTATCTCCATAAGGAGTGAAAACGCTTCAGCGCCTTCGCCGTAGTTAAATGAATGATTAGACTTCTTAGCCCAAAATCTTCTACTCTTTGTACCATCGCCTACGTCACAGTTGATTCCGTTTTCGTGTTCGTAGATAATATCTTCTATAGGCATATTAAATATACCAGTACCTGTTAGTGCATGAACATCTACTCCATCATCAAAAGCTTCCTTCATCATAGGTTCAGGACATATGTTAGCCCAGACTCTATTATCAGCCTGTTTGATATCTATGTTTATTAGGATACAATCAGGATCAGCTATCATAAAAGGTTTTGTCTCTAGCGGTTGATTCTGGGCGTTAGTGCCCTCATCGTCGAGTTCACGTTTAGAAGATGATAGTCTATCTCCACCACCACCGACAGGATTATATGATGTACGAAAACGATTATCTTTAGATAGTTTCATATCATAGTAGGTACTCTTACGTTTCGAGATGTATCTCATATCTAGGATTAGTTCTGCTTCTGCATGTCCCTTGCGAGACAAACGTTTAAGAGCCATCTTGTCTACAGTAATGACAGACTTGTAGCGTCCACCTTCTTTGACTCGGTTTTTGTACGGTGGTAGGTTTTTGGTAATATAGAAATAATGTTTCATCTGATCACTAGAGTTAGGATTCAAAGGTTCTTTAAACATAGTCCATAGTTGTTTCCATATACCTCCTACTTCATAGCCTTGTTTCTCAGCCCAGATCACATCAGCGTATTTAGTTCCTTTACCGATAGAGGTTAGATACTCTCCTGCATCGCCTGCGATTTTAATCGCAGCGTCGACAGATGCTTTACGTAGTCCTACATGATCCATAAGATAGCCACGTTCTGACATGTATATTAAGGGACTAACAATTAGATTCTGATATAGATATGTTATCCAGTTACCTTGAGAGTGTAGATCCTCTTGAATCCTATGCCAGCATTCATGGGTCGAGAGAGTATCCTTACCGTTGTAACGAAAGAACTGATCCCAAGAGCCACTAACACCCTTCCACATTTTAGATGATTGATCTTTAAAATATGGCATATCGGTGTAGATAGATGTTAAGAAATCTAAACCTTTCGGTAAGTCAGGACATAATATAGCTTGACCTATCATAGTATCGTGTACACGATGTGAGATCATATTGTACTTGTTAAACATTACAGCAGTGTCGAAGATTTTGTTCTGCATGATCTTAATAATTTTCTTTGAAGACAAGATTCTGTTGGTTAGTGAAAGTATCTCGAGTTCCTCATTGAATGAGAACACATGTTCACTGCCACGACTAAGAGCTATGCACATAGTTTCTTCAGGTGATAATGAGAATCCAAAACAGTTGAGTTGGGCTAGGACTAGTTCAATGTCAAAGGAGGTTTCTTTGATAGAGTTTAGTATGTGTAAGAGATATTCTTTAGCCTCTTTAAATGTAGGATTGATGTGAATAGTTCTAGGTTTGAATTTTAGTTCGGGAAAATTACTTTCTTTAAGTGCTTTGGATAGGTCGAAGTTGATGAGATATCGGTTAGTATACTTTCCTTCATAGGTACAGCTGCTAGGATGTAAACATGCAACTACCTTTTTACCTGGAAGTAATGTTGATTCATAGATAGAACCTCGACGAGTAGTGATTCCTTTCTGACGTGTAAGTGCCCAAAGTGGGACTGCGCCTAGAGCCACGAATACATTAGCTTTGGATTGGGATAGTTCAAGACGTAAGGCTTCCTCGTGTTCGAGATAGTTGTTAAAATATTGAGGTTCTTTTTTGGATAGATCTATGAACTCTTTAACATTGTTACGAGACTTGGGCTGGTATTTGATTACATTAGTAACATGACAGTCTCTAAAGTTAATCCCTACACTAGCGCAGAGTTCACGAAGTATACGTCCTGCAGGACCTATAAAACATTCCTTGTGATAGGCTTCTTTGTCACCAGGAGCTTCTCCGATTAGACAGATCTTAGCATCTTTGCGGATAGTAGGTGGACAGTAGTATGGTGAGCTAGTGTTTAGCATTAGACTTAACCTTTGTTATTATTGCAAGTTTAGATTTGAGTTTATTAAAAGCATCTGGATCTAAGTCATCACAATTAACTTTTATAACTGGATTCATTAGTGCTTCTAAATTTTTATGAATCAGTTCTATTTTTCCACAGATTTTAGATACTCTATGTTCAAGATCAGTTACTCTTCGTTCTATAGAATATCCGTTTTTATACAGAACTGCAAACTTATTACTCATTGTTGGATCGTTGTTCATAGTTAGTCCTCTTTTCTTTACATTGATAAATAGTTATAGTACCCTTAGTTTCTATAATAGTTTTACCAAGAGGCAAAGCTTTTTCTATAGTTGCTTCTACCCATTCAGGATCACCATTGTATTTTATTATTCTAGTTACTATCATAGTTAGTTCCTTATGTTAGGTGTGTAAGAATTTCTTACATATCTAATTAATACTCATCTTAATAGCCATTATAGTAATCCTCTATATTTGGCTCGTCAGAGTTTTTGTTGTCTTCTTTATAATCAGGATCATCAGGTACAGATGGAAAATCTCCATTTTGGATCGTTATAATAATAATATCCTGATTGTTTTCCCTTAAACTCCCAGCCTTTTTTTCTAAGATCGACAGATAATTTCCCATCATAGTCATAATCAATATGATAAGGGTCATCAAGTTTAGTTTCCTTAGCTGGAGACTTTGAGTGTTCTGATTTTTGATTAGCTATCCTATTTGTCATTTCAATATTTTGTTTAATTTTACTAAACAATCTCATTTTTATACCTCCTTTATATAGTATTAATCATCTAATGAATCGCCGTTATTATTATCTGGTGCTTCTGTTGGTTCATCAGGCACTTCGTCTTCTGGCATATCACCAGAACCATTGCCTGAATCATTCTCATCTTGTTTATCATCATCTGTCCACCAGGAGAACATCATATGAGTATGTGGTGATGTGAATATATCACTTAATATGTTCATATTAATACCTCATCTTTTTTATTATAGTTTTAATTATTTGACTAATTCTACCAGGAGTTAGGTTTAGCTTTTTACCTATATCAATCATAGTATATCCACTAACATACATAGCCATAATGTTTCTATCGTCGTAGGAAAATAATCTATCTTTATATATGTTATATGTGATTAGGTTTATTATAGTTTCTTCTTGATCTATAGAATAACATTCATCATATAATACATCATCTAAAAAATCAAGATGTATTATGTGACCATAGTTTCTTGTTTTTAAATGTTTTCTTATAAAGTCTATTAGTCTATAATAAACATTAGCACAAATATACTTGTTAAAATCTTGTTTAGACTTATTATGTTTATGTTTTATGTTTAGATAGACTAGATTTGCTTCTTGAATTAGATCATCTTCCTGTAATAAAGAGTAATTTTTAATTTGTTTGTTAGCTCTTTTTATTACAGGAAGCATTTGATTGTCAAGTAGTTTTATCATAATAGTTGTTATTTAAACTGTTCATGAACTTTAACTGTAAATCTATCCTTATACACTGGACTTATATCACTACCAAAAGCAGACATCTGTACATTGTGTGCTGAGATAATACCATTACCAGAACCTAAGAATGGAATCCAGATCTTACTACCAGGTCCACAGAAGGTAGAATAGATTAACTCCATCAAGAGTACAGGTTTTTCTGTACGATGTTCTTTGTTGTATACAGGAGGTACTTGAAAGATATTTGATCGTCCTTCTTTAAATATACGTGAGTCAGGTTTACGACCTATGAAGAAGTATTCACAAGAGTTGGCTAAGTGAAGATGAGGATTATTACATTGTCCTCCAGGTTTGACCCAAAGACCAGGTACTCGTAGACCTAAGAAACCAGCCCCTATCATAGCTTGATAGGTGAACTCGAACCAGGGTTCAGGTGCAAACCATAGTATGAACCATCCATTAGGTTTTAGTTTACTGTAAGATAGTTGACAGATTTTTTTCATATTAGTTTTATAGTCTGTCTTTCCCCACTCGTTATAGACTGCAGATTCGGAGGTGTCACTTCGATCACCTTTGGTTTGGTTTCGTAGGTCTATACCAAAAGGTGAGTCACATTCGACTAGGTCAAGAGTCTCATTGTCAATGTTAGTACCTATTTTAAATGTATCACCAGTCACATAACGAGAGTCAAGAAGTTTAGCTAAGTCGTTAGTAGTTTTTTTACTCTCTTCTTGTTTGATAGCAGCAACTTTGACTACAGTTTCTGCAGTCTTAAGAGTTTTATCTAACATCTTAACAGCTTCATTTTTATTCTTAGCCTTTTTTAACTGTGGCATATCGTCAGCCATAGCAGAAAGCTTGATGTCATCAGATAGTTGTGTATGTGAGAGACCTAGTTTAGCTGCAGACTGTCGTATAGACCAGGATTGTTTACCACCTTTGATGCCAGTCTTGGCTATGTGATCTTCTACAAGAGCTTTGTGTATGTCAGCTCGAGCCTGCGCCATTTCGATGGTATTCATATCCTCACGACTGACATTTTCCATTAGTTCTATAATTCTCATATCATTAGTATTGACTTCATCATCCATAAAGGTAGCAGGGATCATGTTGTTAGGATAGATAGATTCAAGTTTGTTATCTTTTCGTAGTGAACGAAGAGCTTGAACTCTTCGACCACCAGTTACAAGGGTGAACCTGTTGTCTCTACGACGTAAGACTGTGATAGGGTTTATCAACCCACCAATTTTTAGTATGTCTTCTTTCATTTGAGTAATGTTTTTATAGTCTTGTCGGTAGCGATTCATTACGTCGATAGACTCTAGTGGGATTAGTTCGAATTCAGTATTACTTTTCATTTCCTTATTTTCCTCTCCAAAGTAGATAATAATTTATCTTGCAATGCTTTAGGTAGTGAATGAAACTCACTTAACATTTGCTTAGATTGTTTTTGTTTTGTAGCTACACTACGAGGTCTAGCTTTAGGTTGAGTTGCTAGTTCGTAGCGTCTCTGTCGATACGATTTGATTAGATTTATTTTATGCTCACGAGTTAGAGTTGAGAAACTATTCTCTAGTTGATATAGATTCATTAGAATCTCCTAAGATCTTAGTTATATCTTGTAGTTTTACTTTACGTTCTATATAGGTATAGTAGATTTTCATAGCAGAATCTCTGTCTTTCATAAGATCGAGAAGGTCAGCAGTTATCTGACGATACAAAGGAGTAATATCTCCCCAGGAGAATAGCTTTTGTAACTTTTCTTTTTGTTCTGGTTCGAGGAGAATTACTAATCGACCAGGCGGATTAGTTAGTTTAGATTTAGACATGAGAGTTTTCCTTAAGGTTAGGGTTAATATAAATGTTAGTAGCTACAGCAGGATTCGAACCTGCAAGTGATCCATGACATTACTCACAATGGGTTAGGATGCTTTCATGCTGAGGAGTTGAACCTCTTCACTCTTAATATAAGACCCCCTTATATCAGGTATGTTCCAACATACTATGTAGCCAACCAGAACGTTTAATCTTTTTTAAACAACAGGTCTGAACGTCCCTAAAAGAAGACCTTTCCCTTATTCACTATGCTTTAAACACCTGATTGATCACTGCACGTTCTTGTCCACCATAAGAATCCATCTTAGTGTTGGCTGAGAACTCTAATCCAACCCATTCGGTCAGATCAATCTCGCCTGCATCAGGATCAAGATCAATTTTTTCCATAAAGTCTGCAATGTTGTTCAGTTTTTTAGCAGCTGATTTTTCGCTATCGCCTGTATGAGGAATAAAAATTTGGTGATATACGTCATCAGACATAGGATTGTCAATGCTCTCGCAACGTAAAGAAATTCTACGACCCTTGTAGTCGGAATCGTTAGCATCTTTGTCATCTTTAGCAAGAATAAAATCTGCTGACAAAATACGAAATGTGTATTCACCAGTTGTGAGTGTTGTAATTTCTGCACGTTTACTTAGGTTTAGATCTAATATACTTGGCATGTGATAGCCTCCTGTTGAGTTATTATTTAGATGTGTAAGAATTTCTTACATACCTGTGGGTTATAATTTAGTTATAGAAACTATTTCTATATTTTCGGTCTTGAATTCTACACGAAACAAACGTATTAAGTCATCGAGATCAGATTGATGTTTGAATGTTCCGTTGTCGATGGTTACTATTTTAGACATGAAACAAGAGTTATCGACGAAGACTGAGACAAAGTATTTGTTTGAGATAGATAGTTCTTCGATGTGTTGTTTGATGTCTGAGAAATCTTTTCTAGCATTTGTTAAATACTTACCAATTTCTGCAACACCATTAATACTAATAGTATTATCAATAAACTTATCAATATAAGATAGTTTGTCTTTTATAGTTTTATCCATTGTTTTTCTCATCAAGTAAGTTTATTTTATTCTGTGATTTAAAATTAGCCTTGTTAAGTAGATACTTTATATCAGGCTTCTCTTCGATTTCGAAGTTCTTACCTATCTGAGTCGATGCTCGATCACGACCTTTGGGAGAGGTAAGTAGTTTAGCTTCTTTTCCCTTGCGAGTGATGACGTATTTTTCAGTGAACAAAGCAGGAACATCTACTTTAAGTTTACCTGGTAGTGTAGGTTCAGTAGAGATAGCTCCAGTGATTTCGTCCTTCATAGTTTCCAAATGACAGGTCATAACAAAATCACAACTAAAATCACTCATCATACGGATGTAGGTTTTTAGAGTGTTGCCTAGAGGTTTATAATCTCCAAGAGTTATGTCGCCTTCAGCGATGTTAACTCTTTGTTGAGGATTTTTAGCTCTCATAGATTTTGATATGGCATAGATAGCAGAGTTACACCAAAAGGTAGAACTGTCGATGGCATAGGTTCCGAGTGTGTTGAAAGCCCCACTACGAGAAAGTTGCTCCCAGTCTTTCTCCCATTGACTAAAAGCTTTAGGATTTTTATGGTTATCGTTCCAGTATGTACGAATCATGATCTCACCAGAAGCAATTTGTTTAGCATAGTTAGCTTCGATTACAGCAGTTCCGTTAGGATCGAATGAGTCTATAAGTATTGGTGTTCGACCAGTACAGATCATAGAGGTCTTTCCACTGCCATACAGTCCCATTAGAAATATTCCTATGTTGTTAAACTCTCGAGCAGCTTTATACATCTGTTGGATTTCAGCAAATGTAGTTTTGATATCGATAGTGTTGGGTTTAGTTTCGTTCATTAAGTTTGTTCTCCATTTTAGTTATAAATAATTTGATGTTACGACAGTTCTTTGGTAAAGATAGGTATAGTTTCTTTACCTTTCGTAACAAGAGTCCTTTATGTTTAGTACATAGTTTGCGAATAGGTTTAGATACTTTTTGTCTCATGAAATTTTCCGATCAAGTATGAGTTGAAACTGTTCAAGATCAACCATAGTTTTACCAATAGGTTTAGGTCCTCCACGAACTATTTGAGTGTCGTTGTCACAGTATTTACGAAGAGTGCTATCGTATTCAGACATAGGACCTGTGATAGTTAAACGTTGGATGACTGTTTTACGAACTTTAATTAGTGCCATGATAGTTAGTCCCTTTTATCATAAATAATTAATTTAGACTCAATTGGAATTACATCTAAGTTAGTATTGTTATTCCAGATTCTGTGATTATTAATCTGCATACATGTATATAGCGATAGTCTTTGTTGATCTGTCTGTGGTATTCGCATGTAGTAATTAGTACCGCCAGTACGTTTAAATACCTGACCAATTTGGATAGAGCTTAGTTTACAGGTATTAGTAGGTTTTTTCTTTTTAATTTTATGATTCATAATGTTAGTTCCTTATGTTAACTTACTATATATAATTCTTTTTGAGCTCTAGTTATCGCTGTATACAACCAACGCCTACGCATAGACGAGTCTCCAAATCCATTACCGAAGACTACTACTATCGGAGCTTCTGAGCCCTGTGATTTATGACAGGTTATTACATAACCGTAATCGAATGAGTCACCTCGTTCATAATAAGGTATATTGTTTGATACGAAACCTTTAGGATTGTTGAATAGTGACCTAAACGCATTAACCGTGTGAGTAGTACCTTCATCGGAGGTAAAAGTAAAACAATAGTTATTATCAGGGAAGAATGTACATAGAAGTATCTTGTCTATAGTACCAGTCATACCATTGTATAGACCTTCTTTGTGATTGTTTTTTAGACAGATAATTCTATCGCCTGCGACTGGAGGTTCATTAGTTTTATTTAAACTATGTTTTCGTAACTGTTTATTAAACGATACTCGTTCAGCATTAGTCGCAACAATAGTCATTACAGAACTGTTAGTAAGAGCAACTTTGTCTTCGACAGAAGAGTTATTAAAGTCACGTTTAGATATCTTTCTTACTGTTGAAGAATACTCTCCATAGGTGATAGGCTTTCCTTCACGTGCCATAGTAGCAAGTCGAATGATAGGAGAGTCTGCAGCTTGGCGAAGGATAGTTTCTAATCGTATGTCAGGTGATTGCATCAAACTAAAGTTTGATTTCACTGGAGGTAACTGTCCATGATCTCCGATACAGAGAATAGGTTTGTTGTAGCGTTTAAGGTCATTCATAAGAGATTCAGGAGTCATTGAGGCTTCGTCCATGATGAAGAGGTCTACATAGGGAGCAAATTGTTTACTACTAATATGTGGATTAAAATCCATATCTTCATTATCTGATGCTATCATAGGTTTAAAGTTCCAATCAACTACTTTACCCTTCTCAACGACTGGTCTATACATAAAAGAATGAATAGTAGATATGTAATCATTGTTGAGAGCAGTTTCACTTTCATAGAGTTTCTTTTTCATAACCGAGACTGCTTTACCAGTGAATGAAATGAATGCAACTGAGATTTCATCTCCGAGATCCTCTCGAATATGAGAAATTAGAGTAGTTTTTCCTGTACCTGCGTAACCTCCGAGGGTCAAGACTAAGGATTGAATACTATCCTGAGCAGCAAGTTGTTTTGAATTTAGCTTAGGTGAAACTTTTTTAAATCTTCTAAACCAAGACAGGATAGAATCTCGTGCATGTGTTTGGTCTGGAGTTAGTGTTAACATAGTTAGTTCTTTCTTGTTTGGGTGTTAGTTGTGTAAGAAATTCTTACATATCTGAATTGTCAACAAATCTGTCTGGAAATTTATGTTTCATAAAGTTATAAAAATTATCGTAGTGTAATAAGATTATGTAAGACTTTCCAGTTTTAGTTTCGACAGTAGTTCCTTCTTTACTATCAAACCAGTTGTCAATAGTATCAAGGTCGATAGTTAGTTTAGACGGTCTAAGAGAGTTAGAATTTTTAGGGTCTAATACGTCTATGTCGAATTCACAGTAATTTATAATATCACCTCATTACCATCGAACTTCTCAATAGGATCCCAACGAGATATTCTATATCCCATAGGTAGTTCATGTTGCATTGCGAGCGGGTTAGTCCAGTCGCAGCACTGCTCGAAGTATTGACATGTGCGGAATTTGGTGCAGAACTCAGGGTTTTTGCGAAAACAGGACATGATAATATCAGATTCTTTAGATTCTTTCAACTCGTTCATATCATTTTCTAACATATCATACCAGTGACAGATATCTATTCGCCACTCTTCCATAAAGTTAGAATTCTTCATAACATAAACGTCATGGAAATCTACACAACCGAACTCACGATCTTTAGAGTTAGCTTTGTATGTAAAGATTCCTCTGATGTTAAAATGTTTAACACGATTTCCGTAGAGACATTTAGCAGCATGTAAGTAAGTACCTATTTGAAATGACGTGTAGAACTTATCTTCCCAGGGCTGAGACTTTCGTGAGCCAGTTTTATAATCACGAATGATTATGTTTCCGTCACGATCTTCTATAATCACATCCATTTTAAAGTGTAGCTTTCGACCAAGTTCATCAATGATTACAGAGCCACCAGTTTCAGGGTGGAGAATAATTTCTGATGTATCATTAACATCATATTTTTGTAAATACGAGACTAGTGCATGGTTAGCAGTTGCAGGATCCTTAGGACGATAGTCATTATCGAACTCTTTAGGATGTTCTTTGCGATATTCGATCAGGAATTCTACAAATGCCTCTTTGAGAACAGCTTCATTCCCTATGAGTGGTTGATGTAGATTAGCTTGTCTCCACTGATTGAACACGAGCATAGATTCGTGAATAGCAGTACCGAAGTTTAGATCATGATGAGTGCCGAGTTTAGTCCAGCCGAGAATGTATTTGTAGAAGAACTGGCGAGGGCACTGACAATAGGTAGAGAGTTTTGAACTGTCTATAATATCAAAGGTGTAGTGAAATGGTACTGGATAAGAATTGTTAGGTGATCCTATTGGATCAGTTTTATCAGAGTAATATACTTCGTTAGAAGTAGGTTTGACTCGGTTTTTTAGATCAAGGTTTAGTGTTGTCATAGTATTGGTTCTCTTTATGTTAATTAACTTCTATTAATCCTCGAGGAAAGTATTTCATACTATTCATATCGAATCTATCTTCAGGATATTCGAAGCAGAATTTTTCTTCAAAGAATTTGAAGGCTAGTACTCGTCCCTCGTGAGGTTCATTATGATTGATGACTGCAACGCAGTTGTGGTCGAGGGTTTTACCTGCTATAGTGTGAGTATGATCTTGACCAAAAGTTACATAGGTTTTCATAGTTAATTCTCCAAAAATAATATAACCATAGCTACTACCTGACGTGAACAAAGGTTGCCACCTGCGTGTGATATAAGAGTGTTTAGACGATATAATTTGAGTGTGATGTCTTTAGGAATATCATCGACAGATGGTAGTTCTAATATCTCAGCAGCGATGGTTAGATATTGAGGTGGTTTAGGATTATTGTTTAGTGTTGAGTGCGATACTTGATTTTTATTCATAATAGAGTTTCCTTTCTAAAGTATAATAATTAAAAGACTGCGAATAAAATAACTCTGAATATTCGCAGTCCTTATGGATATGTTACACCTCACTACGTCACATCACAGGTATTGATTACTCAGCAGATTTAAGTTTTCTGATGTATTCAATAGCTTCTTCTTCAGTCATGTTGTCAAAGTACTTAGCAATCTTTTCAGACTTAGTCTTACGTTCTGGTGCTATACCAGGAGCCCAAGCAGTGATAGGAGCTGCATCATTACCAAAGTTAACGTTCTCGATATGAGACTGAATATCGTCAGTTGGAATGCCAGAGGTTAGTTTACGTCGCATAAAAGCCTGACAGTCAACCTTGACAGCTGATATAATTTTACTCAAACAGACATCTTCTCCCCAGAGTTCAGATGCTTCTTCGACAGTTTCTGGAAAGTCGATAAGAACTTCTGTGTAAGCAGCTTCTTCGAGTTTGTTCTTTTCGTTAGGATTAATAGTTGCGGATAGAGTGATCTCTTTCATTAAGAGTTCCTTTCATTAAGTAAATAGTTAAACAACAAAAAATAGTTGTTGTGTGATTAGTTAAAACGCTTTATCATATATACGGTCAATGATTTCTTTTTGTTTATCGAAGTATAAACCTAAACCTTGTGAGTGTAAATCGTTAACAAAGTCTATCTCCCAAGAAGTCATGTTGTATGTGTTGTCTATTAGATCGTCTAATAGTTGATAGTAGTATTCGTCTTGTGGAGAAGGTTTAGCTTGAGTTAGGTCTAGGTTTAGTTTTTTCATAATAATTATTCTTTAATATCACTACTTAAAGATGCTATATGGTCTGCAATAGAATCTATCCCATCTTGATCTAGAATCCTTTTATCCATGATAGGGAGAGAATTCTCTCGAATGTTTTCGGTTATAGAGTCTTTAGTGCGAAGTTTAGGCATAAGACCGTAGGATAAGATAGTTTCCTTTGCAATATTTTCGTTAGTGATTTTAGTGACTGCGGATGAAACATCTGCACCCTCGCACAGAATTATAAGTGCAGTCGATACGAGGTGTGACATAGATTTGATATGAATTCCATAGTGTTTGTTAATTAAATTAGCAACAGTTGCTAACGTTGGGAGATCAATACGAAATTCTATGGTATGTGGAGTCATGAGATAGTAATCCTTAATAAGAGATTATAATGAATTAATAATTGCATTTTTTCTATGCTTACTTGCAACTAATGAGCGTAACTTTGGATTAGCGTACTTTTTAGTACAAGAAAGATTATCAGATTTATGTTTATTAGAACTTTTTTGTTTAGCTTCAGTATTAAGTTTATTACGAAGTAGGTTCTTTTCTGCTCTGTTATTTGTTTTCATGATTTATTTTCCTTAATAAATTAGTTGTGTAAGAAATTCTTACAAACCTATACATTTTAATAATAATTGAGTTTTCATATCAGAGATACTATATTCATAGTTACGTAGTATATGAAACTCAATATGTTCATATTTGTCTTGTTGAGGTGTAATATGTAGACTCTTTAAGCTTACAAACCTTTGTGAATATAAATGTATACGTTCGGATAGTCCACCAGGTGAGGGATAAAATACTCCATGATATTTGGGAGCGGTTAGTTTAACGCTGAGTTCTTCATAGATCTCTCGAATAACAGCTTGTACAGCAGTTTCATTAGGATCTATCATACCTGCAGGTACTTCGTAGAAGTTCTCATGATCATTATGATAAAGAGGTCCTACACGTTGTTGAACTGTTAATAATATATGATCATTGTCGTGAAGTAAACATGCAACAGCATCAGGTCGAACACAGACTTCTCTATCACCAAGATCTGTATCGGTAGATTGGATTTTTAAAAATCCATCGTAAAGTAATTTGTTTGGTTTAGTGTTCATTTTGGTCTCTTATGGTTAGTGTTAAAGCTAAAATAAAACAAGTACGATAGTGTAGTAATTGGGATATTAGTTTTAACTATCGTACTTGCGCTTCGCTGACATAAAAAGTGTGTCGCTTTTTATACCATTATATTGTTACAAATATTGTGCCAAATGATAATGTGATGTAAATGTATAATAATGTGAATAAACGTTATTTAAGGTGATTGATAATTTACCATGTGGACGAAAACCGATCGGTTGATAATCAGCCACTTAACAAACAACATCATTTAGATTCTTAATACATCTCTGACGTTTAAGTTCTGCTAGCTCAACTAACAATTCTTTGTGCTTAGATATAACTTGAGTCAGTCGATTAAAATAGTTATTAAGCATAGCTTCTTGTTTAGTACTAGCAATTTTATTTGCTAAGAATATAATCCGACCAGCATTTAGTTCAACTGTATCAGATAGGTTTTTGATAGGGTATTTATGTGATGGCATAGAGATAGTTTCCTTTCGATAGTTAAATTATATAATCTCCACTATCAATTTCGCTACGCTCTACCCACTTACACATATCGTAAGTGGGCGAACCGAAGTTTAGACAAAACAAATCATCACGAGTGTCGATTAGATAACACACAGTGTTATGATATTTGACCTTGATAGAGGTTAGTTTAAATGTAGTGTGAATTATTTTCATGATGAGTTAGATTAGTGCTGCGATAAAAACACATATAGCACACATAGTGATAGTAATAGCATATAAAACATTGATTATAGTTTTCATAACGAAGTTATTCCTTTCTGTGAATATAGTTCATTTAGTTAATAATGTTAACGACTGCGCTAGCAACATAACATATAATTATAATTATGAATAAAATAATAGTTATTATTAATGGTATAGAGTTATTTCTCATGATAGAACCTATATCCCTCACCTACATCAGGTTCTGACAATATACATTCACAGGGTCTTACTCGAATAGTTAAAAATCCCTCTTCTGAAATACCTGGAGAAGAATTAACTATCTCTAATATTTTATGACAATTGTCACAATGAAGTTCTAAGTCGATTGGATTAGGATTTATTATCATAACGAAGTTATTCCTTTAGTTAATAATGATATCTGTTTCAATCGCAGTCTTTCTGCAAAAGATAAGAATATAGTTGTGTAAGAAAATCTTACATATCTAACTACTTATTTACGTTCTCCGCAACACGTATAATCACAGTTATAACATCCTCCAACAGTAAGCATCACATTTAGGACAACTTACAGGACACGATCCTATAGGATATGTATTGTTATCTGAATGTTTCCAAGAGTGTTTACATTTGTAACAGGTTATTGTATTTTTTACAATAAATTACCTCCTCTTAAACATTATAACTATCGTCACAATAAATATAACGATAGTTATAACTATTGATATAGGATTCATTTACACTACTCCCATAAGAACTAAACCACTTACTACTGTGTTCGTAGAACACTCTTCACACCAGCCTTGAGTTTGATCTGGCTCATAGTCATATGTAGCATCACAATCACTATTCATACAGATTCCAGGTACTACACTGTCACTTATCCATTCAGTTCCAGCTTTGATATCGTTCTCGAATCCTTCAAGATTGAGTAGAGTTTCTAATTTTGTTTGTTTAGACATGTTGCACCTCTGAATCCCAAAGAACACTAATTCTTTCATCTACAAAGTCTTTAGCTACTTTTAATGAGCAGTTTTTATAAGCTTTAAATAACTTAATAGCTTTAACAGGCTGACCATCTTTAACATAGATATCAATTTCTTTGTAGACTGTGTCTTTAAGTTCTACCAAAACTTTATCTACTACAGCTTTAATATCTCCATACAATCCTGCACTACCAGAATAAAACAATCCTTCTAACTGTTCTACTTTTGTCATTTTAATACCTCTTAGTTTTGTAATTAGTTATAAACTCTCGTGATTTATGGTTCTAATCGCAGTCCTCTAGCACAGATTGAGCAAAGCTCAAAGGTTTATCTTTACGGATTGTGCTCATACTTGCACACGTATCTTTTCAGTCTTACTTTGTAAGCTTGCAACTATACCTCTCTACATAATTTGCATTACTATCTGAACTATTACTATCAACAACAATAGGTCTAGTATTATATAATGTTTTAGTTTCATAACGATAGTTATCTTTCTTATGTTATAGTTTAAATTGTATAGTCTATTATTTTGATTATGTTTATTTGCAAGCTTACTTTGTAAGACTGTAAAGTCTTAAGGACTGCGCTTAAAACCTTGTTTATTACTATATTGATTTATGGCGTAGTTACATGTACATAATATGTAACAACCATTAAGTGACCGATTATCGGTCAATGTACATAATTGTTAATTTATATTGCAACAATCATGCCAAAGTTACACTTCAATTTATTACTTGTGATAACTCTAACATTCTCATAGTGTTACAACTTTCCCTACAACCCGTCACCCAATGTCCATAATGTCCGTTATGTAACGTACGTAACGTATTGTATGTTCATGTTATCCCATTCTTTATTTTTAACATTTCTAACCTATTCCTTAGTTGTGTAAGAAAATCTTACACATCTATACATTTTATCATTTCTCTGTGTCTTTATTTATTAGTTATGTTTCTTGTGTAGTTTTCTTTCTCTTTGTTTCTCTTTTTTTATTTTTTTTTTTTTAAAGAGAAACAACACAAGAACACACTACACACAAAGAACAACTAAAACAACACAAGAAATATAGTGAACAAAGTAAACAGGAATCTTAAAAATAAAATATCCCAAAGGTCGAACATACAATACGTTAAGGCAATCATGTTACGTACATAACGTTATGGTATTTGACAATAATTAAGTGTAATAAAATTAATATGTTATACTTTTCACCTATCAATCGTTGACTTCCATTATGTTACAACTTTGTCAATTCTAATGTGTCATTTCCTGCACACTCGTAACGTTACGTACTTTTTATTACGCCAATGTAACACCAACATGTAAACTTGCTTACTTACTTAACCGTTTAAATTTCAACGATCACATTTCACCCATACTTTGGTATGTCTTGACCTTTGATCGTTCAACCATGTGCTTCCTTGTGTAAAATTTACCCATTCAACCATCATACATTACCCCCCCCC